TTGTCCATGTCGTACCGTCGGGCGAAGTAATAACAGTGCCTGATGCACCTACAGCGACGAACAGGTCATCAGTAGAAGAGTAAGTGGCTGCGCGTAGTGCGCTAGCCGTACCGCTTGTTCGAGTTGTCCATGTCGTTCCATCGGGAGAAGTGATGACGGTTCCTGCGTTGCCTACCGCAACGAAGAGATCGTCAGCAGATGAGTAAGTGACTGCGTACAGCGCGTTAGTCCGAACGTCATCCTTGGTTGGATAACCAAGCGTCAAATCACCTGACGCCACAGCGGTGGACAGGTTCTGGCCAATGTAACGCCAGGAAGGCATTACGCCACCCCGATTTCAGCGGCACGACCGGGAGCCAACAGACCGAGCGCTTCATACATGCCAAGTAAGGCTTGCGTGTCAGGGTCGAGCGGGTTGATATTGATCGTCACCGAATACAACACCAAGCCCCGACGAATTGCACCTTTAGTGGCCTCGTCAAGCGCTGGATGTGTCAAGTAACCACCCTCATTGAACGCATCAATCGCATCCTGTTCGATCGCGGTGAAACGCCGACGCCAAGCGACCTTGCTGACTTCAACAACTTCGGGTTCTGGTGGTGTGTACACAGGTGGCGCAGAGTAGTTCAGCACCTTCCATGCGTGACCTGTCCAGTTCGCCTGCTGGCCTTCCGGCAAGCCTTCCGGTGGCGCAACGTCAGTGCTACGTCCCGGAAGAACCTCGGTGGTTAACCATCCCCAATTATCAAAATAGTAGGTCATAAAAAGTCCTTATAATAAATTAAGTAGGATCACTAGTTTCACATTTAAAGGTAGGAATTGTTACTGTTCCACCACTAGTAAGAGCCTGAGAAGTACAAGTAGTGACTAGCAGTACATTAGTACCATCACATATTGCTACGTGTGTAGCCGTTCCACTAGCATCAATAGGTACTGCTGATTTTTGTGCTACAGTAACCTTACGGCCATTAGTATCCCCATTAGCTTTAGTAAAGTCACCGCCAGCCATTACTACGTCTGCTAGAGCATAAGTTGTGACTGCTTCTGTGCGAGTAGTTGGTTGAGCGGAACATACTGTCATAATAGTGCCAGTAGCGATTTTGTCTAGAAGTCCGTCTAGTACTGCGGTTGGGTGTAGATATTTAGCCATTAGCTGATTCTCCTAGAACTGTTATAGACATATCAATTGGATTAATCGTAGTATCACCTACAACTTTTTCTGCTGAGTTAACTTGACCAGAGAGATCAATAGCCCAACCATTTTGGCACCAAACTGTTCCTACTACGTCAGCAACTGTTAGTCTATCTCCAGCTTCTGCATAAAATCCGTGGCTACTTAGTTTAGTTTCTAGAATTTCTACTTTCATTTATTTTCTTCCTCATATATCATAGTTTTAGCTCGTGCCAAATCAGTATAATATGCCAGTTTACAATGTTCTGGTTCCCAGAAAAATATAAAATTAATAACTTTTTCCAGTTTCCATGATTCTTTAAATGCCCTACCACTGACAGAGTCATTGGCGTTACCATTAAATAAAAATACGTTTAGAAGCTGACTTATGGCATCAATACCTCTAACAAAAATACTAGGTCTTAATACTATCTTCATTAGGCACCTCCTGCTCTTTACCTTCAAACAAAAGTGGTGGAAACCATTTAGCTGCTGGCTTATCTAAAGGGACAAACTCTTTGTGAGTATCCCCTTCTCTCCAGGTAACGTGGTACCACCTACCAGTTCTTAAAATTTCGCCTAGTTGTACTAAAGTCCAGGCTACCCACTGTAATAATATACCTGTTACAACTATTGGCATTAATATTAATTTAACTTTAGGGTACTTTTTTAAAAAAGTATGTATTTTACTATTTTTAGAGTATTGTACAGATAGAGAACTAGCTACCTCTAGGCGGAATTTACTCCAAGCAGTTAGGTGGCAATTACTTTTTTTCATAATGGTAAATGTATAGAAGCCCAAACACCTGCTACGAACATTAAAACAGCTACTAGTATTTTTTCTACAATACCTTCACTTATTTTTCTTTTACTAGCATTAAGTGCTTTTTCTTCTTCTACTTTTCTTTTTGCGAACTCACAGAGTCCACCATTATTTCTTCTAGCTTTAATAAAATCTAATGATTCTGTGTGCTCTACTTTTTTAGCTATTTGCTCATCTACCCACTTATGGTGAGCATCATGAGCATCCGAATGCCCATTAAGTACTATATGTTTAATTTTAGCTTCATCAGATAGTACCTTATCTAATTTATGTGATATATTATCCATACTTCTCATAAGTAACATTAAAACTATACGTTGCCCAGGATCTTGAATAGTAGCTAAAGCATCTAACATATCCTTTTTTAAATCGGTGTCTTCAGTATCTACCATAGGTATCCTTATTGCTTGTTTATTTTGCTATATACTACGCGTAATATATAGCAAAATGGGGGCCGAAGCCCCCATCTATATAATTACCTAAAGATTAGGCTGTCCAACGGAATACTGAAACACCGTTACCTTCAACGCTAGAGATTTGTTGGAATCCTAGACGCTGTGAAGCAACGATTAGACGTTGTTGATTTTCTACAGAATAATCAGACTCAACACGTAGTCCTTTGTAACGACCAACTAGGAAGTTATTTTGATTAACTAGAACAGCACCAATCTTGGTGGCAGCCTTAGCTTCAAATTCACCACTTAGTACAACTGGAACATTAGCAATAGAACCAACTTGACCAGTTAGTAGGGTAGCACGAGTACCAACCTTATCCATAGTTTGGAAAGAGGTATCGTCTAGTAGATCGTAGTAAACATCATTAGAAACAACGAAAACTAGTTCTGAAGGATTAAGACCGCGGGTACCTAGGGCACGACGCATATCAATCATCTTCTGGATAGTGGCTTTAGCTAGACCAGCACCACCAGAGATAATGTCACCACCAGCAGCGGTTGTGATAATACCTTTAATGGGGTCAGCACCAGCACCAGCACCACGTAGTAGAGCTAGATCCCATGCTTTTGCAGTTCTGCGAACAATAGCGTCACGGATGATAGGTAGTAGAGGAATAATGCTATCGTCTTCTTCTTCAGTACCTAGGAATTCCTTGGTTGCTAGTTTATAAGCAGTTAGGTTGATTTCTTTTACAACGTGGTTCTGAGCAGTACCACTAGATGTAGCAGCCTTATAGCCAGCTTCTAGTACCCAGTTAGCATACCCTGCTTCAGGGTTGACTGGTAGACGCATAACGGGGTTATTCATGCTAATATTCTTATTGAAGATAGGATCAACAATTAGAGCACGACGAATTTCGTCTTGCATATTAGTAGAAACTTCAAGTTCCCAAGTTGCACTAGGAATATGAGCACCGAACTTTTGTACTAGGTCACGGAAAATGGAGGTTTCGGTGATACCTTTATTAGTAGCCTTAGCCATAAGTACAGCAGCTTCTTTTTCAGCATAGCTGATTTTGTCACCAGTTGCTTTTTCATCAAATTGCATCTTGCTCTTTTGTAGAGCTTCGATTTCGCTTGCCTTCTCTGCTAGGGCAGCGCGTAGGTCTTCAACAGCTTTTAGGTTAGTTGCACCAGCAGCTTCTGCATCTTTAATGCGTTTTTCTGCATCAGCTAGTAGCTTCTCAGCACCTGACTGTCCAACTTCAATACCTTTGGTTACAGCGGCTGCGGTAGCTTCTGCAATCATCTTTTGTAGTTCGTCTTTATCCATAATTTCTTCTTCCTTTTGTGTTTCTACTTCGGGGAGTTCCTGAGTCTCTTGCTCTTTAGCAATTTCTTCTAGGTTTTCCTCTGGTGGGTTAAATGATTTTTTAAATTCTAAGTAATCAGCTTCACTATCAAAGCCTTTAGAGACTGAGAATAGACTATCCTGATTTGCCGGAACAGAAACTACACTAACTTCAAGTAGTTCTAGATCTTTAATTACGAAAATATCGGTAGCACTATCGTAATCTGCATCCTTAACTAGGAATCCAATGCTAAAAGCTTTAAGGATTCCTTCTTGTACTAGCTGGTAAATTTCTCCAGCGGCTTTGCTGATTCTAGCAGTAATCTTTAGACCCTTGTCGTCAATGGATAATGACTCTGCTACACCAATTGGTCTAGAGTGGTTATGAAATGCTAGGATAATTGGATTTAGTTTGTAGTTATCAATACCACCCTTAGTCCACGCTTCCATTGCTACAACATCACCAACTCTATCTTTTGTAGTAGTGTTGGCATAACCAACAATACGAAGTTCATCTGACTCTCCAGCCTTCTCAACTGAGAAACCAGAGATAAGCTCAAATTTCTTATTTATCTGCATCTTTTTTAGGGGCTCCTCCACCCGGCTCACCTGCTGCGCTACCAGCAATATTTGCAGGTACTCGTAGGTCATCATGCCCCGGTTTGGGGTCGTATCTTAAGGTTTCTCTAGCTTCATTTGGACTAATTACTCCGCCATTTACAAGTGTGCTATGATACATAGCTTCATCTTTTAAATCTGGCTGGATTGCTGAAACTTTAGAAGCTTCTGGCTCTAGGTCATAACCAAAGAATCTTTCAAAACCAGCATTTACCATTCTAACAAGTGGTAGAACTGTTTCCATATAAAAGAGTCTGAGATTTGGGGTGATATTTGCATTATTACCAGAGCTTATTAGAACTTCTGGAACCCCTAAAGCTACTAGAATTTCTAGGTCTTTAGAAGTTATTGAATCTTTAAAGTCTAGCTCTCGGAAGTTAACATCTGTAATCTTATCTAAATCTAGTCCACCATCTAAAATTAGGGGTCTTTTGCCACCCTTAGTTGGGGAATACTGAGACTGCCAAGACTCTATCATACGAGCTTTGATTTTATCACCAAGTACATTAGGAGATTTAATAACTAACCCAGGTACTGCCCCATTCTTGAAGAAGTTACCTTGGAATGCCGTCATGTCACTACGTACTGTTAGAGTATCTGAAGTTGACTTCATTCTAGAAGTTCCTCTATAGATACTAGTACTAGAATTGTCTGAGATATGTAACACTTCGCTTGCTTTGAAGTCTACTACACCGTTATACTTATAACCCTTTACATAAATTAAAGGATCTGTTAATATTTCTACTTGACTAGATGGTAAGTTATATAAATATATACCATCATAGTATATAAAGGCATTACCTGTAAGTACTAGGTCGATATAAATCAGCCTACGAAATTTACTAGTATCAATGTAAGGATTGGGTTGGAAGTTAAGTAGATTTTCTACTTTGGATTTTCTAGTACCAACTGTTGGTGTTACTAAACCATTAATTTTGTCTTTAACATCTACATCAAAACTAGATGCACCATTGACAATCATATCAACTGCACGCCTAACAGAAGTTAGCCTATCATAAGCTTGTTCGAAAGAGATAGTATTATCAGGAGGTATATCTCCTTCATTTCTAGCGATCTCGGCCTGCGCGGGGTTAAATTTTGAACTGATATAACCTTTTACTTTATCTACAATATTCATATCTATCCTACTTCAAATTTATTACTTTTGCTAAGATTTTCACTAGCAGGTAGATGTTGTAGATTAAATTCACAGTGCAACCCACATACCAGTGGATGGTGTAATGGAACTATATGATCTACATGATATCCATCAGGACGATCTCGATATATTTGCTTAACTTTTTCTAAATCTACCCAATTTGGGGTGGCCCTCAGTTTATCTGCTCTACGCTTTGCTGCCCTAGCAAATGCTTCTGGCTTATGCGCTATATAGTACCTATTTCTACGTAGGGAAATGGACTCTTTATTAGCTGCTCTATAAATAGCACCCTGTTTTAACTCATGTTCTTTATTTTGCTGGTATCTGTCACTTCTTAGCATGTATCGATGCTCTCTATTAAGGTCTCTATAATCCTTCTCGCAGGCTTTGCATTCTGAACGTATACCTCCAGACTGGTTTATATTTCTACCAAAGCCTGTTGTAATATCTTTTATACTACTACACGTAGGGCAGCTCTTCCTATTTATAAGTAATAGTAAATAATTACACCACTGAGTGCCATTCTTATCTTGAAAAATACCTAAGTGCTTTCTTTTTAGGCCTGTACTAAAACTGAAAAGGTTTGAGTACCCACAATATTTATAAAGCTCGGCTGCATCTAATTCTAAAGCAGCTTTAATGAACTGTCTCCAAGTTATCTCTTTAAGCCTGCTTTTTCCAAATTTAGGTAAAAATACTTCATCAATATTAAAGCGTTCAACTAATACGTTATAGATCTGGTCTACAATTTCTTCATTCATTTTTGTCTCCTTTTTAGACAGTGTTTGGTGAGCTATCTAGTGAAAAAGGCACTAGAAAGGCTGGCCGGCCCTTTCGCTCAGTTTTAATCTTTGTGTAGTTTATCGTGCTGAATTTTAACCCAGTTAGCCTGCTTTTTAGCAGTAAAAAGGGCCGGTTTGCTACCATACACAGTATGTAGCTTTACATGGTGCCCATTACATAATGTAACAGCATCTTCATATAACTCCTTCTCGTGCTCAGCTATAAAAGTATCCCTATGGAACATTACATCTTCTACATTATCAATTGAAATACCACTAGTAACTTTCCACTTTTCCCATAGTAGTGTAAGTGATGAGTAGTGATGAAACTCTAAGTTTTCAGTAGTATCACAAATTGCGCAGCAATTACCCTTAGGATACCTAGCTTTGGCTCGGTCACGAACATACTTGACCTCATCACGCTTTAAATCAGACTTATTACCGGTATTTGCTGCCACTATTAAACTACTCCTAAAAACTTTTACTTACTCAGAATACTGCTATTATCCCATAAGTATAAAATAAATTCAATTCAATTTTCCTACCATCAGAAGCTCCCTACGTTAGAACGATAACTATATAAAGCATAACGCAATGCATCAGCCATGTGCGAATACTTGTCATGTACTGGCTTCTCAGTAATCAGAGTTTCCTTTGGATCCCAACGGAACTGGTCAAGTGCTACTAGAAGATGTGTACATTTGGGGTCTACAATTAGTTTTCCTTGCTCCACAATCATCTGAACATATGCAATTCCGTCCAACACGGACTTAGTTGCATTAATTGTAGAAATATCATGGTTCACAGCCCAATCGTAGCGAGTCTGTTGCGCGGCCGAATCGATGAAGATCATCTGTACATCATACTTATCTTCTAGAGTTTTGCATTCTACGGCGTACTGATCTGTAGTCATATTTGCTTGCTGGAATTCGTCTAGTGCGTAGAAGACCTGAGAATCGTAGTCATACCCCAAAACGAGCATGGCGGTAGGATCTTTGAAACCGATATCAAGTCCCATAATTCTTTCAAGATGTTCCCATCTATCTACCGGCATAATACACTTATGGTCAAACTTAAATATCTGTCCTTCGAATACGCTAAAGCTAGCCTCAAACTCTTGAGCGAATCTGCTGGCGGGCATAGTTGCACGAGCTTCATTAATGTCATCTTCGCTAGCCCTAGGATTCTCCCGGTAGTCAGCGTGGATACTAGCCCATCTAGCGAATGCTGGGATTGAGTTGAAACCATAGTGCCAGTAAGTACTAAACCAATTGTTACGGCCCCTAGGCGTTGAAATGAAGATAGCTTTAGCATCTGGCTTGTCCAGTGTTGGACGTAGTGCAATCTCGAATGCTTCTTGTCCATCGCTAGTAAGCGCGGCCTCATCGAAGATAATAAGTGAGTAACTGCGACCAACTACTGAATCAACCTGAGATACAGACCCCATCCGAATCGTAGAACCATTCTTTAGTTCAATAATTCTATCTTTGGCGTTATCCCTGAGTACCTCTAATTTGAAATGATTAATTAGTTTACGTTGCTCTTCAAATGAAATTGATGATAGAGCATAATTAGGGGACATGATAAGGACGTGACTATTAGGAACTAGAGTAACTAGCTGTCCTATTATATTCGCTATGGTTGTTTTGCCTACGCGACGGCTAACGGCAGCTACTACGAAACGATACTTTGGACTATTCAAAGCGTTAACTATCGCAATCTGTGGGCCATTAAGTTCTATACCTAGTAAGTCAACGTACTTTTTAATAGGCAACTTAATAAACCTATCCTCTACAGGAAATTCGGTAATTTCCGTACTACTAATATCAGGCCTACTAATCTTTAACATACTTCAAACCTATTTCCTTTACTTAAATTCTCACTAGCTGACAGATGTTGGAGATTGAATTCGCAATGTAATCCACATACTAATTTACCTTGTAATGGAACTATATGGTCTACGTGATAACCAGGAGGGCAAGTTTGATAAATTTCTTTTATAGCTATCAGATTTGCCCACTTTGGGGTGGCTTGTAGTTTTGTAGCTCTACGTTTAGCATTTTTCGCATTATATAAGTATTTATGCTCTTGATAATACTTTTTATGATACTCTTTCTTTTGTTCTGCTATTGATTCACTATTAAGTAACCTATACCATCTATTTGATAGTAACCTACTTTCTTTATTGTTTTGATAATAGATTTTTGATTTACTTAGAACTTTTTCTCTACTGTTTTCTACATATGTAGCTCTTTTATTATTATCACAGTTTTTACAAATAGCAGTATTAATACTAAAGTTACTTAGTGGTTTTATTTCATTGCAGCTTGGACACTTTTTCATTTCTACTAAAGAAGTAAGATAAGTTTTCCATGGTTTTAGTTTTTTATCTTCTTTAATATGTTTAAATTGTTTGGTAGTATACCTGCTAAGACCACTAGAATGTGAGTATCCACACTTAGTTGCTAAACTATCCATTGAACAGCTATCTATAACTACATATGTTATGAACTCTTTCCACGTTGTATTATGTGAAAAAACTTCACCAACCCCAAACCGTGAAACTAACACATCATAAATTTCATCAACAACCATTTTGTCTCCTTTAAGACTTTTATTGGTAGGGCTATCCCAGTGTAAAGGCACTAGGAAAGAGCTGCAGGCTCGGTTCACCCATTAACAAGTAGGTTCTAGCGACTTATACGTCTAGGACCAATAATTTTAT